ACCACAATGGCCCTCATCCTCATAACAGACGCACCCACCCAGCCACTCCTAAACGGCCAACCCGCCTGGCTACACGAAGACGGCACCATCACCGGCATCACCGCAGCCGACGACATCATCACCACCCACTGCACAGAAACCGAATACACCATCCTCCTCACCAGCGAGGCCATCGAAGCCGCCCACAACTACCTCCGCCTCATAGAAGGCACAGAAAGCGACGACGAACTACCAGACACCACACTCACCCTCCTCGACCAACTCGCAGACCTCATCCTCGACCAGCTCCTAGGCGGCGAACCCGCCGCCCGCCGAGACGAGAAAACCCGCGAAACCACACAAGTCCAAGCAATCCGCGACTACCGCCAACACCTCCTCGACCAATGAAACTAGCCCGCACACTAGACGGCCCCCGCTGGACGCTCCAATGCGCCCAGCCAGGATGCCACCACAGAATCATCAGCGGCCCCAAAGAAACCCGCCACCAACTCACCACACGCGCCCTCAACCACGGATGGGCAGTCACCGCATACACACTCTGCCCACTCCACAACAAAGGCGGCAAGAAATGACCAGAACCAGGCGCACAGCCAAACAAGCCGGAGCACGATTCGAACGCCTCATAGCCGACTACCTACGCGACACACTAGACGACGACAACATAGACCGCCGCCCCAAAACCGGGGCAAAAGACCGCGGCGACATCGCAGGCGTCCACGACCACAAAGGCCGCCGCATCGTCATCGAATGCAAAGACTACGGCGGACAAATCCAGCCCGCACAATGGCTCACAGAAGCCCACAGAGAAGCCCGCCACGACAACGCCCACATCGCCATCGTCGCCGCCAAACGCCGAGGAACACAAGACCCAGGCTCACAATACGTCCTCATGACCCTCGAAGACCTCACCAACCTACTCAACTAGGAGACACACCATGAAACTCAACGACCAAATCAACCTCCTCCCCCCCTCATGGGAGCACACCATCAAAGCCGACTCCGCTGTCGCCAAAAACATCTTCGGAGACAGCAACATGGGCAACAACGCCATCGAAGCCGCCCGCCGAGCCCTCAGCGAAGAACACGGCTTCGAAGTCAAAATCCCCACCAGGCTCTTCCAGGTAGGCCTGACCAACGACGGAATCCGCGTCGCCGTCGGAGCCCTAAGCTATAGGGAGCCAGCACGTGAAGCACTCATCGTCAACGACTCCCAGAAGCCCATCGGCACATGGCTCGTCGTAGGCCGCGCCCAGCCCGTGGACGCCAGGTTCACCACCCGCTGGGTCGGCATCGATCTCCTCACCGGCCTCGAAGTCTTCACCACCGCGCCCATCTGCTAACACAAAAAGCTTCCCCCCTCGACCAAACCATCAAAGTCGAGGGGGGAAGCTTCAACACCATCACACGCACACCCCAGAGGGCGTATGACGCATCATATCACAGGCCGCGATCCTTCGGCAGACGAGACAGCTGACACTCCGACGTCCTCGACTCCATATCACGCAGACGAGAAAACAACTCACCATGCGTCAACTGGGACGACACAATCAGACCATCCAGCTTCTCACCGAACTTCACATCAGCATCACGACGACTCCGCGACTCAGCAGCCAACGCATCCAAAACCAGATCAACCCTGTCCTGAATCGCCGTCACATCATCACGCAAATTCGTCCCATGGTGATTCGTCGTCTGCTCAGAAGCCGTCTCCGCAGCCTGACGGATAGCCGCAAGCTCAGCATCCTGAGACTCACGCTCCTGCCTAGACCTCGACCGCCCAATCGCGACACCAGACGCGAGACCCGTCAACGCCACCACCAAAGCAGCGACCGCGTTAACCATCTCAGCATCCCACCACCACGGATGCACGACGACCGTCAGCCCTCCACGTCCCTAGCGGGAGCCTTGTACTCGCCGCCAGTGTGCAGGAACGCCACCACGCCAGTCAGAAGACCAATCACAGCGGTAACCACGTCAGCCGCGTTCGCCAGCTGATCTGGGGTCACAATGCCGTACACGACGCCAGCAGTCATCAGGGCAGACGCGATCCCATACAGGGCCTTACGCCGCTCCGGAGTCAGGAAACCGCCCAGCGTAGTGCGGTCCACAGTCGTAGCAAGATGCTTCTCAGCCATCACTTCACCTAACCTAGTCGTACGATTGACATGCCGCCCACCAGAACGTGCAGGCAGCGTCACTTTCCCTCCGCGGCGCGGAGAGCCTTCACCTCAGCAATCAGCGCATCAAGGCGCTTGTTCGTCTCATCCTGCTTCGCCGCCACCCAATTCATCCAGTCAACAAACGCACCAGCCGGGCGCACACCAACCTTGCCAGGCTGGAACACAGCCTCAATCCTCTCAACCGCGTTATGCGTCTCCTTCAGATGGTTGTACAGTTCACCATCGAACTTCACCCCAGCCTTACCAGGGGTCACAGCGTCGGAGATATTACGGAGCAGGTCAACAGCCTCAGAACTCATGAGCCAATCCTCACCATCCTGGCCGCTCGGGCGGCCATAGTCATACCAAGATTTACAACGATCAGAGAACGGGACACCATAGGCGCCGTAAGCGCCATCTGACGACCCGGAATTGTAGCGAGACCCCACACGCCGAAGATCCTCATACGAGTCCCCCTCAGCGTCGATCAGGCCCTTCAGGATACGGCAGCCCACAACAGCCGACTCGTACGGCTCCCACCAACGCCGCTCAGGATCCTGCAGAAAATACCCCGGATAAGTGATCTGCAGAGGGCCAACGCCATTCGACGTCCACCCGTCAGCAATCATCCGCAGGAAGTCACGGAACTTCGTCTCCGTAACCTCACCGCCACCACTGTAGGCGCCCCCAGCGTCATGGCCGAAGATGTTCGCACCACGCTCACCGGTCTCCATCCACAGACAAGCCAGAGCAGCCCACCACGGGCACCCAGTATCATCCGCGGCACGCAGAACCTCACGCTGAATGAACGACAGCTCATAAGCCGGACCAGACGACGCCCCACCAGAACCACTAGCACCCACGTACCGCAGACACGTCGTCCAGCCGGCAGAAGCCGTCAACGGATGATCCAGGTACCTTATTGAGCGGGACTCGCCACCAGTATCATCAGCAGCAGAACCATCACCACCGTCACTACCATAGATACTGCCAGCCGCATCAATCCACAACTCCGACAAAAGCGGATTATCAGGCTCATACGTCGTCACCATAACGACATGCCCATCCGCCATGATCACGTCACCAACACGGAAACCCCCATCCGGGACCGTCCCCGTCCACGAATCCCCAATATCCTGGAAACCACGCGCCTGCGCCTCCGCAGGCAGGCTCCCCGTCCACGTAGACCGCGGAAACAGGTCCACATCCACACCCTCATGGTGGAACGCAATATTGTAGGCCCCAGACACGGCAGAGCTACAATCCGCCTCACCAGGCCCATGGAGCCACCCATCCCAGTCGGACGCGTCATAGGCAGACCACCGGTTCGGCTGACTATAGCCAACCCCCCCATAGTCGCCCGTCTCACACCAGTACCGCATCTGCGCGGCGGCATACTCTGTGACACTCACGCGGAGTCACCCTCACTGCTGGCGCCCCCCTGGAGCGCGGCAAGCTTCTGGGCGCATATCTCCAGGTTCGCGTAGGCAGTCACAAGCTCACGCTCAACCTCACCCATGCGCTTCTCGAACGCCGCAAGCATCCGCTGCAACGCGTCGATCTGCTTATCCTTTTCATCCTCACTCATGCCATCATCCTATCAGCTAGTAGGAACCGGAGGCTGATACAACCACCGAAGATCAAGCGGATTCGACGGATCAGCCTCATCGTCACCCTGCGCACGGTTCCACATGTACGGGCCCTCAACGGGCGGATCCTCATACGTATTATCCATAGTCATCTCAGACCGCCTAGCGGCCTTCACAAGCCAGCACACGCGGCTCCCAGGCTCCCCATGCACAGTAAACCGCCCCATATGCACCTCAGACGCGTACGGCGACCCAGGGCCTTGACAAAACACGCCCACCGGCAAGTCCGGGCGATGCAAAGCATTGAAATAGTCGGGCAGATCAACCACAGCCGTACCATCAGAGCCAACCTCAACACTGTCCCAGTACTCAACGCCCGGCCAAGGAGACTCCGTACATGAGTGCTGCAGCGCCCTATTCATAGGATCAAGCGGATGAGGAATAATGAACTGCTTATTTTTCGCGCCCAGCGGACCCCACGCATACAAGCCGCCACCAAGAACGTTAGCGACATAGCCCTGATCCGGATTAGTCCACAAAGCAAACCGCGAGTCATTCGCAGTCAATTGCGCGGTCTGTCCGGAGCCGTTAGTAGCCGTGTACATTCGCACATCGCACTTCCAGTCCCAGCTCACAGCAATAAGCGAATCGTTACCCAACAACCCGTACTGGCCTGAACGATACTTCGCACCACGCAAAATAATGAGGTCGTCTGTACACATCAGGACCTGCTTGTTCTGATAGAAACCCTGCAGGCTATCCCCATCGATCCGCAGCCCCCCCCCATTAGGCGCCCACATAGATATGTAACTAGGAGACAAGTCCATGTTCGCTACGGACGTCGTCCACGACGGGGCGTAAAATCGAATCGACGGCTCCCCATTAGCCTTCTCCTGAATCGTAATAGTCCCAGGCACCCTATAGTCAGTCCCCGTTTTACGATTAAAAAGCAGGCCGACACCCATCTTGGTGCCATCCGGGTCAACATCACGGCCACCATTGACTTTTACGTCCTGGAAAAAGCAGTTCGACCAACTGTCGCTAATGCCCACCGACCCGTCAACGCGAACGTCCCCCTTGCGAGACACAGAGAACGTGTTCTTATTATCCTCATCCCACACATCCATACCCTGAGCATTGATCAGGATACGCGGCTTAGAACCCTGAGGCCCCGTCTGGAATGTAGCCCCTGTAATCACCATCCCATCAATAGCGCCAGCCCGCACCTCATCGGCGACCACCGTATGGGCCTCAATCATGTTCGCCTTGATCTTAGCGAACTCACCCTCCTCCGCGGTGATGACGCGAGTCCAAATCTTCTGGATGATCGCCTCATTGATGAACGCGGTACTCTTCACCGTCAGCTGGTCAGTACTGATATTCAGGAACCGCTGAATGCCCTTAGCCGCATCCACAGCCGCCTTAACATCCTGAACCGCGGCAGAAGTGTCCTCCTCCCACTCCCAGCCAAAGCGGCCGTGAACAAGAGTCGCATCCGGGGCACTGTAGTTAAGATTCGGCTTAGTGTCAGGCCCCGGATACTCCTGGGGGCCCGGCCACGGAAGATACTCAGTCCTCTTAACAGCCATCACGCCGCCCTAATAATATAGTTCACCACCACATACGGGGGCAGATTATTATGCGGATTACCCCCACCCGTGGGCCCAGCAATCAGCTCATCCAGCTGGCCAGTATCACTACCAGACGGCACCTTCCAGCCACTACCGGAACCAACATTCGAGTTCCACACAGCCACGCCAGTCTTCCACGTTGCACCCTTTGAAATGACCTTGTGCACGTGCGATGGCATCTCGCTCTCAGTCAGCGTGTGCGTGCGCTCCCCGCCACGAGCACCCACGGCCCCAAGCTGAGCGTCCCCGTTCTTCACGCCGATAGGCATCCGCTCAGACATGTCCGGAATGCTGAACGTCACCGACGACGGGGCACCATACGTCGTACCGATAGCCTCAAACAGCTTCGGATACACCGAACGAGCAAGCGACCGGCCATCACACTTCAGCCAGCCAGTAGGAATATTGTTCCCCGCGAACGGCAGCATCACACCAGCCGGCATCGCAGACAGGGCCGCCTCCGCCGTGTTAGTCGCCTGAACGATCCCGTTCTCGATCTGGTTCAGGTGCTTCGCCAGGATCGGCGTATCCCCGTCCGGGTAATCTTTCCAGTCATCATGAGTCTTCTTATAAGGCATTACGGCGTATTCTCCCAACGTCCAGCATCGCGGTTATAAGTCAGTCTACCCCGCTTCTTACAGCGGAAAATTCTGCCATCCGGAGACACCCACAGTGTCCTACCCGGCACCCCCTCCCCGGGCGGCCCAACCCAATACGAAGGATCAGCAACATCATCCGAACGCCCCATCTGAGCAAACATCTTCAGAAGCTCATCCTTCGTCGCCTTAGACAGCGCATCACCCTTCTTCAAGGCCTCACTGACCTGATCCCGGATAACCTCCGGATCCACACCGGCCTGAGTCAGAGTAATCGGAGCCGACCGACCCCAAGCCGACTCGTTACCAGCCTTATCCACAGCCTTCAACGCCACAGCCAGCGGCGTATTCAACGGCAGATCAGGGATAATGCACTGGCCGTCTTTCCTTGCCGGCAGGCTCCCTTTCTGCACGAACACGGCAGGCGTAGGGACCAGCCCGTAGATGCCCACGTTCAGGTAGGACACGTCAGACGGCATGGACGCGCCCGCCTTCGTCCGCCCATCCCACGTCACCGTCAACACGCCCTGCCTCTGCGCCAGAGTAGGAGTAGACGGGTCCGGAGGCGGCTCCGTATCCGTCGGCATCGTCACATAGAAATAATCCGACCAATCCGAGTAGACCCCATCCGAGGACTCCGCATACACATGGAACCGGTACTGCACACCCGGGTCCAGGTTCGGGTAATCCATCGCATTACTGGCGGAGCTGATGTGCCACAGGCCCTGCCAGTACGATCCGCCCTTAGGTAGGTGCACCTCATACTCCGCCTGAGCCACATAGCGGGCGATCGTTATCTCCACGCCACGCTCATCAGTCGTCACCGGGGCCCACGTCAGGCGAGCAGCAGACCAGTAGCCCGTACCATTCTCGTACGGGAGGACAACACCCGCACCAACACCACCCTCAGGCTTCTTCGGCTTCCGCCTGTCCGCAGGCTTATTCGGGCGCACACCCGACCCAGACGTCGCCGACAAGCCAGCAATACCCTTAGTCTTCTTCGCCAGACGCGTCAAATAATCATCCAACAGAGACCCAAACGTCACATGCCCAGACACGCCGTTAGCGTTCATGGTCACGGACACCTGTTGGACGCGCATCCACTCACGCCCATCAGCCCTCTCAACCCACATCCAGTCGCCCTGCTCGTAATGCTTCCACGGCAGCAGCAAGGCGGTCGTCTGCACCCACTCCCGCTTCACGGACTGCTCAGGGTGCGCCCCAGACTTCAGAGTCCGCTGAGCCACGATCTTCGCGGTCTCTTCCTTCTCCACACCACCAGCCGAGACCGTCTTCTCCATGCGGCGCAGGTCAGCGGGCGCCTCCGTGTTGTGGAAATGCCAGACCTTCGCCCCCTCACCGGTCACGAGGACGTCAGTGCACATGTCCTGCCACGTCTTCGTCTCACCGGCCGCCATAGCCCCAGGCAGGCGCCATATCAGGTTGTTCCGCGACCTCGACAGCACCGTGTTCGGGTTATAGATCGAGAGCTCCCGGCCCTCCCAACGGTAATCCAGGATGCCAAGGTCCCACATGGACTTTACGACTTGCCACAGGTCGATACTCGGGTCGTAGGCGATCGTCATGATGCTCGCCCATTTAGCGTCCGCCGCATCCACGGCGTCCGTGCCGCGCAGGTCCATGACCTGGCCCCAGCCGCGCGCCTTCGCAGCGTTCCACACAGACGACACGATCGCACCCGGCGTGACAGACAGGAAGTTCCATTTCCCGTCCTTGTCGCTCCCGCCCTTAGGGGCCTGCCACACGAGGGCGTGCTGACAGTACTCGCTGATGTGCACGCACTCGATCCGGCGAACATCAGAGCCGTCATCCACAAGGTCACGCTCGATCTTCACCGTGATGAACCGGGCATCACTGGCCTCATACCAGGTCTCCCCGTTATCGGGGGTCCACTCCACGGCGAGTTCGACCTCGCCGTCCAGCCACTCAGCGTGCACGCCAGTAGACGGGTACGACGCCGTCAACGTGGGCATCTCACCCACCGGCACCGTCACCGTCATCTCCATGACATCCTTCAGGACGCCAAGGCGCGGCCCCATCGGCCGATAGGCTGCGAGCTGCATGCCCCAGTCGCGGTAGTCCGTCATCAGTAGTGCCTCCGGAACTTCACCCTCGCGTTCGCGTTCACGCCCTCAAGCTTCACCCGGAAGTTACCCAGCGCGTCCGGGGTGAACGACCAACCACCGGGCGGCACACTCAAGTCCGCGCCTACATCAGGGCCCGTGGCAGCCCACCATGTAGAGCCCAGGTGCACCGTGTAGTCGTAGCAGTTGATCACCATATGGTACGTGTCCGGCGGGATCACACCATTCCACGACAGGGAGAGCCCAGACGCCACGTCGGTGATCTTCATGATCCTGGAGGGCGTCTCAATATCAATCACGGCATCATTGATAGGCAGAGCCGATCCTACCATGAGGCCAAGATTCTTCAGATCCGCCTCAGACTCATACTCATCACGCCAGAAGCCTTCTACACCCTCGAACACGAGCGTCGCCTCGATCATGTTCTCGAAGTAGTGGAACACCGGCTCCACACTCGACGACAGGCGCACCAGGGCCTCTTTCGCGGTCCCACCCGGTGGACGGTGCTGCATCTTCACGAGGCGCCCCAGCTGGCGCACAGACCTGATCAGAGCCCACCAATTCCGGTCAAGGCCGCCACGGCCCTGCCCAGAATCCTGGACGATCATCTTCACCGTCACCTGGAACGGCTCCACAGCAACCGGAGCCAGAGGCATCACACCCGACCGCAGGGGCACCACGGTACTAATATTCCGGGGGGACCCGAGAGTAGGAAGAAGCGTCTCAGACGTCACGAACCAGCGGCCCGCCGGATCATCCAACGGCACACCGTTCAGGTAGTACTCAGAAGCCATCGCCCCTCCTATAGGCCCTCACCACAGCCACCACGGCCAATGCGACGCCAACCACGATCAGTGCTCCCACGAGGTAGGCGATCAGGCGAACACCGGCTGCGCATAGGTGCGCCGGAACCGGATCTTCGGGTTCGCCGTATCCTTGTAGCCCTTAGAGTTCAGGTTGAACTTGCCTTCAGCGTTCGGGATAAGGTGGAACCCGCGCGGGTCAACGAACAGGCTGGAATCCATGTCAACGCCGGTCTCAGCGAACCAATCAGCGCCGCGCTTCATCCGCATATGAGTCGGGTCAAGCAGCAGATGATCCCCGGTAGTGCCGTTGGGGACGACGCCCCGCACCCAAGACCCGGTCACCGCACAAGAGATCTCAACCCAGTCCCGGGGGAACGGCACACTGAAGGACACGTCCTTAGCGGGGAAGTGAGACCCAGTGAACCCGGGAAGCCAACGGAACTCGGTCTCGTTCAGGACAGTATCCTCCCACACGCCGATCGCCTCCCAGGTCACACCAACCTGGACAACACCATCACCGTTCTTAATCGGGTCAGACACGGACAGGACCTTGAACAGGCACCGCGTAGCGGGCTTGTTAGACTCTTTCGCGGGCCGGACCTCCAGCCAGGTCGCGTATGGCAGCGACTCCAGCCACCGCCGGAAAGCCCAAATATCCCTGATCGTGTACGCCTGCCACAAGGTCGCCGCCTGGCCACCCACCATGTTCATGCCCTGAGACCAGAAAGTCCCCGGAGTAGCCACGGCAGAAACCAGCGTCCCAGTAGGCGGAGTATAGATCTCCTCCCGCACCCACCAGCGCGCATCTAGGTCGTCCGCTTTGACGCCGTTCACCCAGTAGTTCGATGGCATTATCGTTCACACCCTTTCACAGACTCGCGGCAAGGCGGATACCGGAAGCCACCTTATCGCGCACAGAAGAATCTGGCTCCTGCACAGGATTATACTGGTTGATCGTCACAGACGGGCCGGCATTACGGGCAAAGTTACCGCCGGCGGGGGCCTCATTATCCACCGCCATCGAAGGCAGGCGCCCAGTCAAGCCGCGCAGAGACCGCTTCACAGACGGCGTCTCCTGCTCAATACCAGACACAAACCCCTGAATGATCATGCGGCCGGTCGGCTTCAACAGCTTACGGTCAACCGGGGCGGGACCCTTCCACCTGGGAATCATCCGCGTGACACTACTCAGGATGCTCCGCAGCCGCCCAATCGCCCGCTGCACACCACTAATCAGACCATTGATAATGCTCTGACCAGCACTGATAAGCCAGTTGCCAGCCCCGGCGAAGAGGCTACGGATGCTGTTTGGAATGTTCCGGAAGAAGCCCACGACCGAGGCCGCCGCCGACCGGGTGGTATTGACGGCGCCGTTCCACATGTTGTAGAACCAGGTGGTCACAAACTGGGCTATCAAGCTCACGATAGTGCTGATAGACGTGTACATCGTCGTCACAAAGCCAACAATAATGTGGGCAGCGCCTGAGACAACCCCAGATATAAAAGTCCAGACGCCAGAGAAGGCCTGCTTCACGCCCTCCCACATCTGTGACCAGTCGCCCTTCATGAACCCAATGAAGATATTCAAGAGACCCATGATAATGTCCAGGGCCCCACTCACTGTGCTGGAGAGGATCTGCCAGACACCAATGAAGATTTCCTTGACGCCGAACCACATGAGCTCCCAAAGAGGCTGGAACCACTGAATGAACGCGTCCAGCGACTGCATGAGCGGCATCCCATAGGTGGTCCACGCCTCGCTGAAGAGCTGCCAGACCTGTTGGATCTTCGGCCACCACTCGTTGACGAAGTACTCTTGGACGACCTGGAACGCTGCGGTCACCTCGGTCCAGGCCGCCGTGACGGTCGTCCGGAACGTCTCACTGTTCTGCCACAGCAGCACGAAGATCGCGATCAGAGCAGCGATCGCCGCCACGACAAGGCCGATGGGGGACAGCAGGAACGAGATCGCCGACCCGATCCCCTGGATCGCGGTCACCAAGCCAGTAATCGTGGAAACGATCGGCCCGAGCACCTGCATGCCAACGAACGCGGCCACCAGCAGGTTCACAAGCTGGGGAGACTCCGCAAGCTTGTTGATCATCGGAATCAAGAACTGATCGACGAACTTCGCAACATAGGGGGCAACCTTCTCGATCGCGCCCGCAAGGCTCGTCCCCATCGCCGTCACAAGCGGCCCCAAAGCATCCAGCAGGCGCACCAGGATCGGCCCCAAGTGCTCGAACGCGGCCCCCAGGACCTTGCCGACGGTCTCAGCGACGCGCCCACCCAGGGTGAGGATCGCGGCCAGCACATGGCTGACCTGTGGGGCACGGTCTGTGAGCGACTGTAAGCCATTCTGAAGGCCCTGGAAGAACAGCTTGGCACCATGGCCTAGGGCGGCGTTCCCGAGGACCGCAGTGAGCCCCTGGAAGGCGATACCAGCAGCCGTAGCAGCCTCCGGCAACGCCACCTTCAAGTTCGTGGCGATACCCAGAATCTGGGGGCCCGTGAGTTTCGCCTTCGCCATGAAATTATCCATGGAGTCAGCAGCGGCCCCGAAGATTGACTTCAGAATATTCTGCCCGGTCACACCCTTCAGGGCCTTATCGATCGCGTCGATATTCTTCTCGACCCGGGCGAGCGTGTACCCGCCAGCCTCCGCAGCCTTGAAAATACTGCCGATGATGGAGGCGAGGTCCTTCATGATGCCCCACGACCGCTTCGCCGCGTACGCACCACGCAGAATCGCCTTATCGATACTCCCGTCCCCGGCAGCCTTCTCCGCCCACGCAGCAAACTTCTCACCGAGATGCGTGAACCAGTCGCCCAGCTGGGGGAGGTAGCGGGACCCGACCTCACCAATCGTGAGGATCCCCTGAGTGAACCCAGCGAAACCACCGGTCGCACGCCTAGCGCCCTCAGTCGTATTCTGCAAGGACCGCTCAAGCTTCGGCAGATGCTGACGGGTGACCTCCGCCATGCCGGCGATCCATCCGCCCTGCACCTCAGCGAGATCACCCAGCTCACGGTGCAGCATAGGGAGAGCCTCTGACGCCAGCGCACGCACACTACCGGCAGCACGGTCCCAGAACCTGTTACCGATCGTCTCCTGCAAGTGCCCGAAGTCCTCTACCACATCCTGTATGTGATCCTTGGCCGTAGACAAGGCAGTAAACAGGACACCGGCAGACGTAGCCATCCCAAGGAAGATGCCCGGCAGAGCCAGGCCAGCGGGGGCGATAGAAGCGAGGCCTTTCGCGAGAGCGAGCACGTTGCCGGCGGCACCGACCATGGCGGCACCCATCGCGGCAGCAGCGGCGGCCGTGGTGCCCATCGTGAGGGCGGTCTTATCGAGGTTCTTGATGACGTCCTTCAAAGACCGGCCCCAGTCCGTCAGGGCCCTACCACCAGACAGGCGACCAACATACTCCTCGACCTTCGCGAAGGCCGCGTGATCAATGACGGCCTGGATATTCACCTTACGAGGGCGAGTCAGCCACGCAAGCTTCGCAGACGCCTTCCCCGTATCCGCATCCGCATTGACGGTGACCTTCTTGTCATCAGCAAGCTTCCGGATCTTCCGCTTCGTCTGCTCATAGGAGCTCTTATCAACATCGGTCTTAACACCGATGCGCTCCTCAAAACGTTTTTGCAGCGCCTTGTGAATCTTGTCCAGTGAAGCCTTATCGACAACCGGGTCAATCGCCTGAGTGACAGCGGTCATGTCCTTGAGTTGTCGGCGGATGCGCGTCAGCCCCGGCCCATCCAGGCGCGGCACGATCTTCGTGCTCGCATCCTGGCGGCGAATCTGCTCCTTCACCCGCCGCATAGACAGCTGGTCCAGCTCAGGAGACACCTTAGTAGACGCGCCAGCACGCTGAAGGGCAGCACGATACTGGCGGACGGCCAGATCATCCACACGAGGGGCTACGCGCGCATCCTTGACAGAGTCATTCACGCGCCGCTTCGTCTCAGCGACAGACTTGTTGTCAACCTTGAGCTTAGCGTTTACGGTGGCCTTCAAGCCCTCAATGCGCTTTTGCAGACGCACCACGGACTGTTCATCCAGGCGCAGTTTCACCGACATGGTCGGCTTCGCCCTCCGCAGGCGACGCTCTAGATCTATAATCTCCCGCTCATCAAGCTCCAGGCCAACGGGGATCTCAAGGTCGAGCTCGTGGCGTATCTTGCGGAGCTTCTGCTTCAGTTCCTTCGCGAACCCGGTAAGGTCCGGGGCGACCTTGACGCCAAGCTTACCGACTATACCCTTAGGCATACGCCACACCGCCCATTCTTAACATCACCCTATAGACCCAAGCATAGCAGCCATGCCCATCTCATCAGACGACGAAACCGCCTCCCTACTCCCGGGAGGCTCGGGGCGAGCCGCATACTCAGCACGACGCAGACGAGCCTGCTGCTGAGCAGTCGCCTTCATCGTCAACGTGCCAATATCCGCCAGATCCGCGCGCTGGCGCTCAGCATGACTCCACCCAAGCCATTCCTCACCACCAAGCAAGGTGCGGGCACGCCACATAGACCCGGGCTCATACGGTAGCCTGGCGACAAGAGCTTCTATCAGAGAAATCCGGAGCTGACAGCCACGCGCATCCACACCATAAAGGGCGTAGAGGTCGCCGTCAGCGTCCGGATTCTCGTCAAGAAATTTCTTCAGCTCTCGTCGCCGAGCAATTCCCCCACCCAGGCACCAACCAGCTCAATCACAGCCGTCAAGCCGTGGGTGCGGTAGAACTCGATGTACGCCTTCTCGTCTGTGAGGAAGCCGTCCTCCAGAAGCGCTACGACGTTGGTGAGCTCACTCATGCTCAGGTTGTCAACGTCTTCCATGTTGATCGCATCGAAGAGGCGCATAGCCTGAGACGGCTTCAGGTCACGGGGGTGAATCAGCACCTCATGGCCGGGCACGTCCTCGAGCGCCACGTCCTGAGGCTCCGCTGTCTTCTTCTCGTCTTTCGCCATTGTTCTGTGCTCCATCATCTGGTGCGCCCCCAATTGTGGTGTGATGCCTGGCGTGGGCGGCGGGAGCACACCACAAGAGGCACCGCCCACGCCAGGAGACTAGAAGAGGTCAGGCGACAGTCAGCTTCGTAGCCGAATCGGCCTTGCCCTTGCCGTTGATAACACTGATCACGTGCTGGCCAGCAGACACGGTCGGGACCTTCACCGTCAGGACAGTCGCGGAACGCTTCGTGAACGACGCGGCAGCGGCACCAACCGTAACGCGACGCACACCGTCGAAGTTGGTGCCCGTCACGGTCACAGTGTCGCCGACCTTCGCGTTAACGGGCTTGATCTCGGTGATCGTCGGCACAGCAGTCGCCTTGCCGGTAACCTCGCGGGCGCGCAGGTAGTGGACGCTTGTCTTGCCAGACGGAGGGGTCAGGAGGACGCCCTTCATCTTGACCTCAGTGAAGTTCTCCTTGTCCAGGGTAGGCATGTCACCGGACAGGTTCACCTTCCGCAGGAGGATGCCGGAGACAAGCTGGCCCTCCACGATCACAATCAGGATCGCACGGTCCGTAGAACCGGACAGGACAAGGTCGTAGCCGTCCGTCTCCTCCACGTAGGTAGAGCCGGGGAAAGCCGTCTGGATCGTGTCATCACTGAAGGACACAGAGTTGATAGTGACGTTCGTGGCCTTCGACGCACGCGTCGAGCGAGCATTCTTGCGGTCCCACGTGTCCTTAGTAGACGCGTCACCGCCGTCAGTCTCGAACTCGATCAGGTTCTCGCTGGAGGTGTCGCCAATCCACTTCCAGCCCTGAGCCTCCAGAGTCGTGCCGTCCCCGAACTCGTAAGCCCACAGGTCAGGGGCGGCGGTGTCAACGTCACCAACGTAGACGTGGCCCATGCCCGCAATCTGGATTTCCTTATCAGCATTCGCAGTGTTTGCCATGCTCATCCTTCCTTTTGAATCTTGGAGCGGGCCACGATAATGCCGCTCACCCTGAACTCGGCATAGTCCGCAGTGTTGGACTGCAGGCCGCCGAGAGTAGGCCCAGAAAGCTCCAGGTTGGCTATCCACCCGCCCGCAACAGGCGTACCGCCCCGCCACAGGCGATTCAGGCCAGCCATGAGAGCAGTAGCCATCTCTTCGGCCTTATCCATGCTCTCGTCGGTCACATACCATGTGACGCGCATCTTCAGGCCAGCGAACATGGGGCCGTTCTCCAGGGTGGACGTGGAGATGACCTGACAGACCAGGATTGGCCCCATATGGTTATCGACGTCAGCCCTGGTCTCTACCTCTGCCTCTGACAGGACGAGAGCCCCACCACCGTGCACAACCTGCCTAGTGGCGTCCACAATGAACGTCTGAGGCAGGAGTGGGGGGTGCTCTTCATAGATGGCCATCAGAAACCACCGTGCCTAGCGACCACGGACCGGAACGCGTTAATGCCCCGCACCCACTTGCGTCCCGCACGGCCGGCACGTCCCTGGAAGTGCCCGAATTCCGTGTGCCACGAGTAGGACACTGAATTGACCTCAACGTGGTAGTCTGTGCGACCCTTGAACACGCGCACAGAAGAGGCAAGCTTGCCCGTGCGCACGTGCTTCGCCAACTGGGCTGCCACCTCAGCCGCAACACGGGCCGCGGCAGCCTTGAACTCAGGCTGCTTAGAAGCCTCCTCAGCGATCAGCTTACGCACAGCCTTATTGTCATAGACGACGATATCGCCGGGCATGGCTACTTGACCTCCCCGCGGGTCAGGTCCACGCGCACGGTGAAGTGCGCGACCATGGGGGAAGCCCCGAAGTAGCCCGGGTCGCCGGTCTGCTGGTACGTGTAGTCCAGGGATGCGGCGGGGCCCTCTAGAATCTTCACGGTCGAGTGAGGCCCGCCAGGCCAACGTCCGGCGCCCATGATGACTAGCGTGGTCTCGTCCACAAGGCTCTTCTCAGGGTTCCGCTTCTCGGTAGCGCTCTGCGCACTGCCGGATGCCGGCTCGACCAGGACACCAGAGACGACATGCTTCCCTGTGGGCTCATACTTACGGCCCGTACGGCCTTCCACGGCCCGATAGGTGGTGACCTCGACCCGGTGGGGCCCATTCTCCAGGATGCGGCCTCTACGCGGCTTATACGCCTTCACCAGTACCCCCACGGGCTAACCCCACACAGGTCACTGGGTGGCGGGTCAGGCGGGCTATGAGGGGCCACAGAAGCCGACCAAGATCCGCCGTTGTCGCCGCGCCGGTTCGCAAGATAGCCGTCACCGGTGAACTGGAGAGCCGACCAGCCCCCAGGGTGATCGCGGAGCATGGCCCATTCAGCCGGACGGAGCTCCAAGAGGCCAGAAGCGATAGCCGCATTCACAGAGTACGTGTACGTACCCTCGGTCTCATACTTCATCACCCCGCCGGCGGGGGCGCGCAGGACTCGGCATACAGCCTCTGCTTCGACACGCTTCAGGACCGTCTCATACGGCTTGCGCGCCTTAGCCTTGTCCAGTGCGTCGGGGATGGCGAGGAGGATAGTCGCCTCAACGTACTCAAGCATGCCCTCCACGTAGGGGGCCTCATCGGCGGCATCGATACTCCTCATGAGAGCCTGCTCAACGTCCGCCACGCTTGCGACTGTCACACTATCCTCCTCACCATCACCTCAGGGACCGCGCCATAGGCCGGGTCAGGCCTTCTTCTTGAAGACAGCGAAGGCCTTCGGGTCGCGGATAGCCCATCCGAAGGTGGCCTCGGCGAGGAATGCGATCATGTTGGTGCGGAACAGCTCCAGGCCGAACGCGTACTCGTTGGCCTGACGCATCTCGATGTCAGCGACGTTACCGATGACCAGGTTGTCCTTGAAGGAGCCAGCAACCATGACGGCGCTGGTCTCCTCAACCTTGGCCTTCTCATAGCCGCCCACGGCGTTGCTGAAGTGGATCGGGAGGCCGAGGAACTGGCCAACCGGGTCAGCAAGGTTGGTGGAGGCCTGGTAGATCGGGCGGCCCTGAGTGTCGGTCACACCGAGGATCTTGGTGCGAATGTTCTTGCGGGCGAGGAACGCGTCAACGGTAAAGTCGTCGTTAGCGGCCTCAACGGCGTCAACACCCTTCAGGACAGCGTCAAGGATGCCGGAGCCCTTAGCGGCAGCAGCATAGTCAATGTCAACCAGGTTGGCGTTAGCGCTGATGATCGGAGTCTGGCCGGCGAGGACGGTCCCGGTGAGAGCGTCCTTGCCGTGGAGGATCGCGTTGTCCATGGCGCGGGCGATGGACTCGGACAGCTTCTTCTGCAGGCTCAGGTAGGCCATGACGGGGCTACGGCGGACGACCTCCTCGGAGAGGACGACACCGGCCGCGACCTTGATGGGCTTGATGGTCTTCGTGGTGAACGAGACCTCGACGGCGGGCTTGTCGCCGCCCTCAGCGACGACGCCGGCGGTCGGCTGGCCGACCGGGACGGGGAGGGCCGCGCCGGAGAGGGGGATCGGCGTGGTCTGGGCGATCGACTGCATCACGGAGCCCTTGTAGGCCTGGGTCCAGATGTTCTCGATGACCTCGGGAGGGAAGACTCCCTTGTTCTCGCCCGCGAGGAGCTTGTCTAGTGTGTGCTTAGCGGCCGGATCAGCCATATGCTTCGTCCCTTCATGTTAGAGGAGGCCGAAGAACCCGGCGGCCTGCTCTTGTAGGTTGTTCTTCTCAATCGTATCAGATCCCATAACCGGGTCCCGGGGTACTGATACGGGCTTTTTACCGACGGCGCCTTTCAGGGAGGACAGGAGCTCAAGCTTCTTCTCCCACGTCTCCTGGTCGCCGTCGAGGAAGACGCCGTACTCGTCCGCGAGGCCGGCATCTGCTAGTGCTTTATCGCGAGCCTGGGCGATCTTCGCGGCCTCGGCCTCTTGGGTGGCTTTGTCGCGTTCGGCCCGCATTTCCTCTAGAGCTTTTTCGAGAGCTGTCAGGCGGTCCGTATCGGATTGCGGGCTGCTATCAGGGGTCTCGGACGGCGCCTTATCGGCTGCGGGAGTAGGCTCCGGGTCACTCTCCTGCGGAGTCTCCTCTTCTGTCTTCTCCATGGACGCAGCTGCTTCAGCATCGTCTCCTCCGACGAGGATGGAATCGTTTTCTGGCGCCTCGGCGGTCGCCTCGGCTGTGTCAGCCATGTTCGCGCTCCTTTCTGGCTGCTGATTTCTCTTCTGAGCGTTTACCGCGGAGTGCCCGGTCCATTGCTGACCTGGCCTCCGCCCCATGTAGGTCCTTATCTGTTACCACGCTCTTATAGGTCTTAGCGTACCGGGCTGCGTCCGCCTTACCCGGCCACGCACGAGAAGTAAACACAGGCACCACAGTGCACCGGTCCCCGTAATGGAAAGCGAAACCGGCGGTACCCTGGCTCTTGTACACGGGGCCGCGGGCTGCGAGCATCGCACAGAAACCACACGGGCCACTCTTGCCGGGGTGCACGACGCGAGCCCACGCGAACACTCTCGCGATGCGGCGGCTCTCCTTGTCAAGCTTGTGTTCAGAAGGAGGGTCCTCGACTGCGATCGGGGCGTGCTTCTGGATGGCCGCCTTCATGGCTGGCTCTTTATCGACCTCGCCGATCGCCCTGTCGATCCTGTCGGCGATCTGGTCGAGCTCGTCGTCTAGCATGCGTCGGCGCCGGGCCTTGCGCTGCTCCGGGGTCTCCCAATCCTCGTCATCTAGGGAGCCTGCCTGCTTCTTGGGCTTACGGCCTTTCATCGCCCGGTACGGGTGCTCGGCCTTCTGGGTCTTGCGGGCCTGCTCGCGCTCTTGGCGGGCGGCCTCCTGTTTAGCGGCCCTGATGGCTTGCTTGCGGATGTCCTCGGGGAAGTCCTGGAGCTGTTTCTCCACGTTCTCAGCGTGCTCCACAGCCCCATCAGGGTCCGGGGGAGCAGAGCGGGCAGCAAGGGCCACCGTCTGCCTCGCAGAGCCTTCCACGTGGTGCACAAGAGCCCTCTCAAGCTGCTTAGCGCCAGCCTTAGACAGGCCTCCGGGAGTCTCCCTGATAGCCCGCCTGACAGCCTCGGGCCTGTACGGTGGCGGTGCTGGCACCCAGGCCTCATCGAACCCGCGCCTACGCGCCTGGCCCCTCATGAACAAGGACGCAGCCGCCCACGCCTGGTTGCGGGCATCGTTGGTGACATCGTAGATAGTGTCCACGTAGCCGGACGGCTCAACCGGCGTGGCCGGTAGTGTTGACGTCACCAGGGCGAGCCTGCGCCGGTATCGGCGGACGATCAGGTCCATGAGGAACCGGAAGAAGCGCTCTGTCACCGCCGCCTCTTCTCGCCCTCACCGGCATCCTGCCTACTGTCGGCGTCCTCGTCGGTCTCGTCTGTGGACTCTTCTGGCTCGGGCAGGTCGGCGATGCCGGCGCCGGCCATGGCGTCTACTTCCTGGGAGCGGGCGTCCTCGCGGGCGCGCTGCTGCGGAGTCAGATACATGAAGTCCCGCGTCGTCTGATCAGACAGGACACCCTGAGACTGGGCCTGCAGGGCAGCGGACATCATGCCGGACGCAGACGGGGACGCGGCGTCACGCCACTGCACTTCAAGGCTTGTCGGGGACTCGAGATCTTTGCCGGACATGGCGCAGATCGTGCGGGCGACCTGCTCAAGCGTGTCAGCGAACATGCGCTGCTTGTTCTCGGCCCTAGCGATCAGCCTGTCCTTGGCGACGCGGAGAGCCTCCGCACTGGTCGGGTTACTGTCAGCCGATACGCCCATCATTGACGGCGGGATGCCGGTCATGGCACTGACCTGCAGGGCATAGTTCTTGTAGACAGTCTGAATCGGAGTCAGATCGGCCCCGGTCAGCTGTTTCAGGTCGGACCCGGCCGGGGCGGCGAAGAGGTTGCCGATGTAGGACTGCATGAGGTCTGGCTGCGAGTCCAGGATGTCGGCAGAAGCGTCACCGATCAGCATGCGCAGAGGCCATGCGGAGACCTCTTGGGCGACTTGGAGGTTTGTGAGCGTCCTGGAGGCGGCATCGATAATGGGCGCCAGCTCGGCGATATCGCTGCGCCCGTATTTGTCTTTCAGGCGTGCCCGGTTGAACATTGGGACGATCGAAGGCCCCCACGAGTCAAGGCGGCCCTGCCCGACAAGCCACTGCCCGGAAGTGTCGGGCTTCGCGTAGAACGTGACGCCGTCGGGCGTGTAGTAGGTGGCGCCCACGGTCTCGGAGTCGAGCCGGTAGACGGCGATCCCCTCAACCGTGTTGCCCTGCCAGTCTTGGCGTACGCAGGCGTGCTGTGCGTCTAGGACGCGCACGTACGGGTACTCTGACTCGTCGTCGGGCGGGGAGAGGACCCAGTATGCGGCGCCAACGCTGATAGCCTCACTGGCGGCAAGGTTGAACTGGGAGTCCATGTCGTTGTGCTGCCAGACCTCTTCGATCCAGTCAATGCACTCCTGGTCCGCCTCCTCGCTGGTGATGAAGCCGGCGGGGATGAGGACTTCAGTGAGGATGTCGGTGCTCATCTTCGCCCAGGGGGCTTGGACTTCCAGGAGGCGGGCTTTGGGCGGGAGGGAGACGCCGAGTGCGGAGACTCGGGAGCGGCCCTCATAGTAGGCGTCGTAGCCGCCGCGGGGGCGGAGCCCGCCGGACTCGAAAGCCCGGATCATTTTCTCGAAGCTCACAGGTACGACCTCCACTGCCCGACCGGCTTATTGCGTTCGGCCCACTCTTTAGACGATAAGACTGCCCTATAAAGCATTCTAGCACCGATCATGCAAACCGCTAGATCAATCTTCTTCGGCGACTTCGGGGATTCCTTCTTCACCGAGAAACGACCCTTGTACTCATTCACGCGACAGTTGGACACGTGCTCGCCAAGGTCTGCGGACCCGTCATGGGTGAATGCTTTCTGCTGGATCTCGTCGTACGCCGTCTCCGCCGCCTCAGCGAACTGGTAGGCGTGAGACCTCATGTCCCAGGCCACATGGGATGCGGACATGCCTTGCCCCCGCACGGCTGGCAGGATCAGCCTGTCACCGTACTCGTCGGGCCATGTCGTACGGGTGAAAGATTCCCACTCGCGCACGTCGGCCCAGAACGCCACCACGTTGTACTCGTCGAACACGCGGCGGATCGCAGAATCCACCTTGTGGACATTGATGACGCCGGACGACTTGTCTGGCGTCCAGTGGCCGAGCTTGAAGACGTGCCCATCTGACATGCAGCAGCCGACAAGGGCTGTGTGGTCGTTGGAGCGGGAGCCGTCGAAAAACATGACGATCTCCTCACCAGGATCGTCACCCTCGTTCTTCCGCACGACACGGTCCGTGTCCCTGAGGAGGGTCCACTCTTCCAGTGGTACCCATGCGTTGTCGGCGGCCGAGGGCCGATTGAGGAAGAACCTGTAGGAGCGGGACTCCGTGTACCTGGGGGACCAGATGAGCGCCTTCGTCGCCTCCAGATCAACCCACGGACAGCCCTCGTAGACGAACTCAAGGGCCTGTTGAAGCGGTATCTGATGCTCTGGGGGGTCATCCACTAGGGCCGCGTTTGGAGGCGCTATACGGGCGTCGTAGAGGATTTTCTTCTTGTTCCGTGACCGGCCTTCCTCCTGGAGGACCCAGTCCTCGAACGTCGATTCAGCGGCACTGGATTCGCCGGGCACCCAGGCGTTACAGGTGTGTAGCGTCCTAGCTCCGGTCTTGGCGGCGTTCTGCTCGATCGTGTTCATGAGCTCTGGGCCGCCGTTAGACGGGACCCAGTGCTCTAGCTCGTCACAGACCGTGAACGAAGTCTCCCCACCCTCGATACTTCGAGCTGAGGACGCTTTCTGCTCAAGCTGATCACCAGACGCAGAATCTAGGAATGTTTTGCCGACTGTGAGCCCGTACCGCTTGGATAGCTGGGATCCTTTGGCGGCGAAGGCGCGCACCATGCGCATTGTGTTCTTCGTCTGCTGCTCGGACGTCGCCACGACCTGGATCCAGGCCATCGGCATCGTCTTGCCCTCCACGCCGAACGGGGACGCGTCATCCCACCGGTCGAACCGGCAAGGACCAAGCATCTCAAACATAGACAAAGCGGCGGCGAACGGGCTGTTGTGGGTCGGCTTGAGGGTTTCGCCTACGAGGTAGGTGCCGTCGCCGTCCACACTGATGCAGCGCCCGAGCTGGTCGGGGGCGCGGGTGATGCTGCGGATCGTGATCGGCTGCGGCTTCCGCTTCTGCTCCTTGACGCGCTCGGCTTTACGGGGGAGGGTGAAGAGCCGTTGGTGCTTGTAGGGCTTGAAGGTGAGCCGGTATCGTTTGCCCGTGACGCACCCATAGAGCTTCGCATCCGACTCTTTCACGTTTACGCGGACGCCGAGCGTGCGAAGAAGCTGAGCTGCCTGGTAGGCCAGCTCCTTGCGGACGGTGCACCACTCAGCTGACCCGTTCTTGGCTACGTAGCCGTCCGAGTCCAGGAGCCCCTGAGCGAGGGTGAGCCGTTGCTCCGCTGAGGCGTACAGGTACTCCTCCGGGATGCGCTTGCGGCCCAGGACGCGGGCAGCACCCAGGTCGGCCGACCCGCCGTAGAGCTTCCCATGGCGCCGCTCGCGGCCGAACCGGACGCAGAGAGTGCGGCCGTGATCCACTGTCGCGTCAGTGAGGTAGCCAGCCGCCTGGAGGGCTGTGGACACGTGCTCCTCATCCTCGTCCCAGCAAGCGATGCTGTTACCGCGGGATGATCCGTCGCCGAGCCAGTAGCCCAGCATATAGGGGTCCATGGGGAGGTCGCGCTCCGGCATCTCCAAGACAGGCTGAGGGGGCAGTGCATACTTGGTGACGTCTGGGCGAGTGCACTTCGAGGACGGTGAGAGAGGCCGCTTGAACATGAGGCCACTATCCAGCATGTCCACAACACTCCGAGTGACGCGCCTGCGCTTGTCTTTTCCGACGAACTCATCCACGACGAACAGGTGCCCGCCGGAGAAGGTTTCAGTGACGCCGTCGGAGAAATGGACATCCCACAGGTCGCAGTCGTCTCGCTCCTCATGGAGCTTGATGACCGTGGTGGGCTTCCCGGACGCAGAATAGATCCGGTCGCCGACCTTCAGCTGTCCGTGAGTGCTCCATCCTTTCGTCGTCAACACGGGTGTGACGTGCGTCACTAGCTTGCCTGAACCCTTGCTCAGGCGCCTGACAGCCCAGTTGTAGACCCATGACCCGTCCGGATTCAGGGCATACAAGTGCATCAGGAACTCGATCTGCTGCGGTGTAGGCGTGAAAGCCTCCCCGGCCCTAGCCCCGTTGGGCTGCTTCAGGTTGTCGATCATCCAGGCGGCGGCAGCCAGCCCAAGGGTCTTCTCCGGGAGTTCCCGGGGCATAGTGATCAGCCGCTCACGCGGCGGCGCATCCCACAGGGGGTCGATAGCAACGTGCTCCATTACTGCTACCGCCCCTCGTTAGCTGGTCTTGGCGCGCTTCGCCAAGAAGTCCTCCATCGCCACGATCCCTGCAGACTTCTCAGGCTCAGCGGTCGTGTCGCGCTCGATCTCGATAGCGGCACGGCGCCGGTCGCCCTCAGTGAGGAGGAGCGTGGAAAGCATCTGGTTCAGGGCGCCACGCATCATGGCGGACCGGCTCTTGCTGTACTTGTACGCACTGATCTCATCGCAGGCGTCGTAGAGGAGGATCCAGTCTGACGGCTCGTAGTAGATCGTGTACTTGGAGTCCTTGACGGACTGGTAGAGGCCCTTTGCGATCGGGTGCCATTCAGGGTCGGCCGCCGGGGGCTTGACGATGCCGTCTTTGACGACGACGCGCTTCACTCCGGCATGCGCCTTCCTGGCTTTGGTGATGCGGTGGCCCTGGTCAGAGCGCTTGGGGATTGGCCCGCGGGTGCCCATAGGTACTCCTCCTCATTGGAACGATTTCTCATAGTATACCCGGGTGTTTACCGGGTGGCCTGTGCTGTCTGCGCTGCTTTGCCCACCCGTTAGCTCGGCGGGCAGCGTGCGCCTGCCCCGCTGTCCGCTGCATATGGTGCAGCTGACACAAGAGGCGCAGATTCCAGAGCTCATGCGGCCCCTGCGGGTCGATATGGTCTACATGGTTGCCGGGGGCACCACAGAACGTGCAGCAGCCGGCGTCGCGGCGGATGACGGCTTCCCTGATCTTCTTCCAGTCCCGGGGGAGCTCGTCGCGTCGTCTTGACTGTCTGCTCCACATGTGTCTATAGTTCCTTCCAAGAGCGATGCTCCGGGGCCGCAACCAATTCTTCCTCTCGTTGGTTGCGGCCCCGTTCTATGCCCATAGTGACGATGGCGGCGCGGTTCAGTCCTCGAAGGCCATGCTATCGCGGGCCCGGTTGAGACGGGCCCCACCGGTGGGCCCCTGACGGTTCTTCGCGACCTTAATGTCAAGGACTTCCTTGTTGGGCTGCCCATCAGGGCCTTCAGGGCAGGACAGGAGCATGATGACGTTCGCATCTTGCTCCAGGGCCCCCGACTCTCTCAGGTGCGCCATGGACGGGCCGGAACCCTCCGCGGCCATCCTATTCAGCTGAGACAAGGCCAGGACAGGGCACTCCAGATCCCCAGCCATGATCTTCAACTGACGGCTGAAATCAGCCACAATCTCGTGTCGAGGACGCCGATCCCCACGAGGAGAGGACATGAGCTGCAGGTAGTCCACGACAATCATGCCCAGGTCGCCGTGCTGGTGCTTGACGGCGCGGGCGTGAGCACGCACGTCGTCGATCGTCACACCGGAACGGTCATCCACACTGATCGGGAGCTCCGCGATCTCGGTAGCAGCCTTCACGGCGTCGTCACGCTGCGCCTTGGTGAGGCCGCCGGCGATGACATGCCGGTACGGGGCCCGCAAGCGCACGGACACGAGCCTCGACATGACTTCCTGGCAGCTCATCTCCAGCGAGGAGATCGCTACCGGCTTCTCCAAAGCCACCCCTAGGGCGGCCTGGAGGGCGATAGCGGACTTGAAACCACCGGGGCGGGCGCCAGCCACATAGAGGCCACCGGGACGCCACCCATCGATCAGACGGTTGATCTGCTCCCACGGGGTGGCGAAGAAGCCGTCCTCGCCGTCCAGCCAGGACGTGAACGCCCCCAGAAGCGCATCCCCCTGGGTGCCTGCGCGCCGGTAGACCTCCCCAATGTTGCTCCAGAGGGAACGAACCTCGTGGAGGATGTTCTCCGGGGTCTCGTTAGCGCCGAGGAGCTGGCCTACGCGGGCGTGGGTCGCCTCCATCATCCGCTTTGTGTAGGAATCCTCCAAAGCCTGGACGTAGGTGTCAACAACCACGTCGGCGGCGGCGGGAGCCCAATGGATCAGATCGAGCACGTAGTCCTCGTCGATCGTCGCCCGGTCCTCCGGGGCCAGACGGTCCAGGTTCGCGGCCAGGACGGTGGCGTCCAGGCGGCCTAGCTCCTTCTCAAGAACGTTGCACAGGCTCCACAGGGCGATGTGCCTGAGGTCGGCGAACATGCCGACGTTCACGCGCTCCTTGAGGACGTCATCAATTGAGTCCAGGTTGAGGAGACGCATGCCCAGGAGGGCCTTCTCCACGTTATCCACTGTCGTCACTTGTCTGCTCCCGTCAGGTCGTCGAAGAACTCTCCCGTGGCCCATCCCTCAATGAGGGCCTGCTGTCCGGCTACGGTCACCTGTGGAGTGACTCGCTCCATGTCGCCGGAGGCTGTGGAAACGAAGTGGATGCGGGCCCGAATGTAGCCCTTGTCGATCGCCCACTGGGTCGGGTGATTCCACATGCGGCCCAGGCGCTTGCAGAGCCAGCCATGCTTCCGAAGCCACCGGAACAGGGTGCCGGAACCGATGGGGGCGCCGGCCTGGGTGATGAGGGCGGCGACGTCCTTCACGAGCAGGTCAGTGTCGTGGCGGCTGGCTGCGCGGCCGAACAGCGTGTAGGGGGCATCCTCCGCCGCCTGCGCTTCCAGGGCCGCCTTAGCCGCCCTCTCCTCCTTCAGGGCCGTCAGTACACGGATCATCGAGTCCGGGTCCGCCAGCATCGCTTCCACCGCGTCATTCGTGGCTGTCATGCCGTGGCGGCGCAGCTCGGTGACGCGCTCGGCGCACCACTGTGCGTAGGCGACGGCCGCGGGCTTGTCCGACCGCCAGATCACCATGTTCATGCCGGCCTCGGTCACGAACGTCATCTTCTGGGGGCCGCCAGCGGTCTGAAGGGTATATGTCCGGCATACACCCTTCGGAAGGCGGCCGCCGAGCTGGCTCGCGTTCTGGATACCGAGACCGCGGGCGAGGTCGGCGAGGCAGACGATCACCTCATCGCCGTCACGGGCCGTGCGCAGCTCGATGCCGTCGGCGTACGTGAGAGTAGCCAGGTCGGTGGTGGTGTTGGTGGTTTCCATTGGGATCATTCCTCTCGTTTGTGTGGTATCGGTTGAGTGCCGGTCCAGGCCGGTCGTGTTATCATTCATGCTGATTCCTTTCAGTCGGGTATCGCCCCGCCCTCCGCTTGCTGGTGGGCGGGGCATTCTCATTCTCAGGTCAAAAACCGGTCCGCGTCATAGGTAGACATCCCGTCAGCAGGGTCAGCCTCCAGCCCGGCGGGCCCCATATCGGCCTTCATAGACGATCCCAGCTCAGCGAACAGGGATCCACCACCATCAGCGGCCTCGTCGTCGGGCCCCGTGGACGGCTCCTCCCCCGGGACAGGCTTCCCCAAGCTGCGGAACACGGCCTGCACCTCCTCAGGCGCATACTTATCGCACTCGAGGCCGAAAATATCGATCAGGACCGGGTACTGCACGACCGCAGCATCAGGAACAGTAACGCCAGAGCGCATGCGCCGCTTCGCCGCCTTGATAGCCCCCTCGTCGCCCTCAGCGGCAGCCTTCCAAGACGGATACACCTCCTGCTCCGACAGTGGCGTGTGCTGCCCCTCGTGGATGATCGGCTTACCGACCTCAGGCTGCGCGGGTGCTGGCGGGACAGTCTCCCAGAAGCCATCGGACAGGAAATTCACCGGCGACTTCGTAAACTTCACGCGCGCAACCAGATCCTTCTCCCGCATGCGCACCTCAACATAGTCGCGGGTCTTCTCAAGCAGCTTCTCCGCCTTAGCCCGCATCGCGCGGGGGTCACGGTCCTGGACCACGCGGAGCCAAGCCTTCTCCACAGCAGCCCCCTCAGCGGGCTTCACACGCCCATAGACGTCCTTGAACTCCACGAACAGAGGATTACTCACAGCACCCCCCTTAGGCGCCCTGTGGGGCTTCTGCGGAGGCTCAGGAGGGGCCTCCAGGGACTCCTCTACGGGCAGAGAAGGCTCGGCAGGTGTCTCAACCGCGCGAGCGGGCTTACCGTCCAACGCGAACGCCTCCGTCGAAACGACAGACGAAGCCCCCCGCTCGGAAGCGTCAGGAGAATCATCAAGATCACCCTCCGCAGGAGAGGCCTCCGCAAAATCCGCGGCAGGACGCGAACCGGGCACGCCAGCGAAGCGCTCTCGCAGCTCAGGAGAATCAAGCGCCAGCCAGTACGTGTTAGCCATCCGCTCACGCCCCTTACCAGGACGCTCACGATAATTCTCCTCAACACGGACAGCCCCGATCTCCTTCAGCTCACGCAAGGCCCGGCCAATCGTCGCCACACTCAAGCCCGTACGAGCCGAGATCGCCCGGCGTGTCGGGAAGCAGCTACCCGACACGCCAGCAACAAAAGAGTTCAAGCCCGCATACAGCACGCGGGCGGCGGGGCTGATATCGGCCGTCAGCACCCATAGTGGGATGCAGGCATAGGGGGTACCGACCAACGTCCGCTCGCTCGGCCGGCGGTGGGGCTTCCTTTCTGCTATAGTAGGCACCACGGTTTCCTTTCTGGGCTCTCGAGCCCGGTCGCCCGCCCCGGTCTTGCTCGTCGGGGCGGGCACTTTCGTATCTGCTGGGGTCCGGCTGGCTCGAAGGAGCGCCCCCGGATGCCCCAAGCATACCACGATCCAGGTGAAGCCTGCGCCCACCCTAAACCGCCCATCCCCCAACGGGGGGTAGTATCAGGAGGATCAACACCAGGGGGTGGTACACGAGACGATCGGGGGGGTGGTACACGAGACGATCGGGGGGGTGGTACACGAGACGATCGAGCGTAATAAGAGCCAAGAAGAATAAGAGCCAAGAAGAATAAGAAATCTCTCCCCTCCCTCTCTCAAGACGCACACCACCATCCACAACACTCAAGCCTCAGAGAGAGAAAAAATCTTCAAACCTTCAACCAACAATCCAAGACTCAACCAACCCTCCATCTCTCTTCAGCTCTCTCAACCTCCTAGCTCTCTAGGTGGACACGCGGAGGCCACCCGACAAGAACGGCACAGCAAGCGTCCACACCACAGGCCATCTCAAGAGCAAGGACGAAGGAAGGCTGACTCTCAAGCAGGCTCTCTGCCTGTCTGGTCGTCCATGGATCTCTCTCCTCCCAAGCCTCTACCCGAGGAAGCTCTGTGCGTGACGGACGGCCTTGGGCATAGAGCTTCCTTCTCTGTCCTTGCTAAGAGAGTTCCATCAGCTTGCCGGTGGTCGTTCTTGGCCTGTTGGTGCTGCTTGGGAGGAGGTTCGTCGGGGCCACTTCGTGACCCCTCCTCACCTCCTAGGTCCTTGCGGCTTGCCCAGATCATGCTCTCAGGCTCGTTGTAAGGCCCCTAGAAGCGACGAAATGGCCTCAGTGGTACTCCCGTATGGGTCAGCTCGTTTTAGGCTCTCAGATTGGCTTAGAAGAGCTCTGAAGCTGACATCGTCGTCAGGCATCCTTCTTCGTCCTTGCTTCTTCCTCACTGAAGACAGCTCTCGCCTTTGCTAGATGCGGGCCTTCGGCCCTGTAGGAAGCTCCACTACGCTCCGCTTCCTGCCCCCCCCCCCAAAATTCGGGCCCCCCCCCCCCCCCCCC